TAATTGTACCCGCATATTGTAAGGTGTTACCAACTTCACTCAAACTTGAAGTAATCATGTTACCCGTTGTTGTTTGAACTTTCAAGAAGTTGTTTACTGTCAATAAAAATTCACTACCAAAACTACTTGTTGGACCTTGTAGAATAACTGCACTGCTTGCAGTTACAGGAGAACCTGTATTGTTTGTTTGTAACAACCAATAGTTATTTAAACTATCCCACAACAAAGAACTTGTAACCGACGCAGTGCTACCACTATCAAAAACGTCAATACCGCCATAACGTTGTGGACTTCCAACACTCCATGCATTTAATGCAATACGATTATCACCAATAATAACAGTACTGCTACTAATATTAACAATCGATCCAGTACCAATCAATGTTAAATCACCATACATTGTAGTACTACCACTAACAATAAGATTTTTTGCAATAGAAACACCACCATCAACAACAACAGCGGCAGTACCCGGCGCAGTGGCATCTTTTGTAGATCTAATTCTAAGTGTGGGCGTAGCATCGTTCCACAACATATTTACTGTTGTTGTTGCAGAATTACCTGTTAAGAAATTAAATGTAGATGCTGTGGTTGAAATATCTCCACCGTTGACAGCAATATCGCCATTAAATATAGTGCTACTACCCGTTGCACCAATCGTAAGAGCCGATGCATTGTGAGCGAAATTAACTGTTGTAGCACTGCCTGTTATCAAATTAAATGTGGCCGCTGTTGTTGTGATATCGCCACCATTTACAGCAAGATCACCCGGTATAGTTACATCATTTCCAGTAAAAGTAGAACCTTCAATCACTACACTTCCATTACTAGAAAGGATTGATAAATTACCAGTACCAGTATGAGTAACAGTAGCACTATTTCCAGCTAATGTTGCATTACCGGCTAACCATAATGCATTGCTTCCAGAGATTATGCCACCAACAGTTAACGACGTACCAATACCAACATCTCCATTGAAATAACTATTGCCACTGACACCAATACCATTTGATGAAAGAATACCTTGTGTACCAACAGCAGTGCTGTTACCAGTACCACCTGATATAGTAATTCTTGAACCTGTATAATTTACTCCAACAAAATTACCACTACTACTCAGCGTGTTGGTACTTGGCTGCCATGTTAAGCTATCTTGATCAACATACAATGGACGATTTCCAGTTCCGTCAACAAATGTAATATATTGTAGTGTTGCAGTACTATTATTTGCAGCAATACTAGCACTACTTGCATTGGTAATACTACCACTTACTGTGGCATTTAACGTTCCTGCAACTGTCAAATTATTAAACCAACCGTTACTTGCACTAATATTTCCGCTCGCACTAATGTTACTTGCAGTAATTGAACCGCTTGTGAAAAAGCTGCCACTGTTAATTAAATTACCGTTAATAGTTGTAGTATCAGTTACGTCATTTCCAAATACGGTACTTCCACTAACTGATAGCGAACCACCAACGGTTACACTTGATGCAAATCCAACATTATTAACTACGTGAAAATTACTTGCGGTAAATGTACCACTTGCACTAACGTTACCATTAACAGTCAATCCTGAAATGGTATAATTATTAGCTGTATTTAACGCATTTGCAGTTGTAGCTGTTGTAGCATTGGTTGCCCAACTTGCAGTACCAAATGTACTTCCTGTGTGAGCGCCAACAAACAAACTTGCACTAATGTTTCCACTCGCACTAATGTTACTTGCTGTTACCGTTGTAAGAATGGTATTACCCAATACGACCAGTGTACCGGCGTCAAAAATATTACTTGCGGTAATATTTCCACTTGCACTTAACAATCCAGTTACATTTGTTGTACCTAATGTACTCGTACCAACAACAGTAAGTGTTCCTGTATTTTGAATACCACTTGCTGTAATGCCCCCGCTTGCACTAAGCATTGAACTCATTGTTACAGGACCAGTAAATGTTGCGGCTGCACTCGTAAGTGCTGTACTTGCACTAATTATACTTGCTGTTAGTGCGCCAGTTACTGTTAAAGAGGTAAAACTTCCACCGGGAATGCTTGTACTTCCGGTTAAAAAGCCGTTTGCATCTGTTACCAAAAATAGATTGCTACCGCTAATCTGTCTTTCAATAAATGGAAATTGGCCGCCGACAGAACTTGCACTTGTTTGTGAAATTACAATGACTGAAGCTGTTGTATTTGGATATGGCATATTACTTTGGTTCCTATATTACTATGATCTTAGTATAAATATATTTTTTTTTATTTAAACTGGTTTTTTTTAATATTTAGTTAATCATTCGAAGTCTGCAATTGCTTGGCGTCTCCACCGACCACCAACATATATATAATGATAATCGCCATCATATGCCATCCAACCTTCTTCACCATATTCGGTTGGTGAAGAAGGTGGGTTATGCCAAATATTTACACTTCCTGTTGTACTTCCACTGATAACCATATTAATTGTCTGTTGAATGAGTGCTGCATAACTTTGTCTAATTTGAGTCGTTACATCGCCTCCTTCAACTGTTGATTTTTCTGTTACAATAGCAGGTTTAGGAACAGTCCACGAATCTTTAATTGATGATATAACATTATTAACATTATAGTAAGGATTGCTTGGGTTGCTATATGAATTCGCTTTAACATTTTTATTTGTCGATGTCATTTCAACTCCATTTACAATTTCTGCCGTAATACTAATCTTTTTAGGAGTCAGTAGTTTTTGAACCGTTGATTTGCGATCTTCAAAACTTTCCGGCAATAAATATGCAAACAAACTTAGCGTAAAAGAGGTACGAACCATACGATCTTTATCGTTAGAGACTTCTGTGGTATGACTATAATCGTTGATTGTTACTCTAAATTTAAATCGTTGTGGATCGCCCCAATAATCTTCGCTTGCAAAGTTAATTTTTTCTAAAATAGCGTTCATTTGCTCCACATATTCTGTCCAAACCATAAATTCATATTCAACTTTTACATGATCTGGCAATGTCACGGCATGTATTTGATTAACAGGAGCAACGGTATCATTTAACAAACTAAATTTAGTATATTGATTTTTTTCACTAAATTTAGTCATAACTGGATATGTTAAATATCTATTAAACGTTTGTAAATTTTCATTTTTACTAAACGAGCTACGCTTGAACATTATTGCGGGTAATTGGATTTTACCATTTATATCACGATAATATCCGTCGTTTTGAATAGCCTTCCATCTTTCGGGATTTCCATAAAGAATAGGTACTTTGATATTTGCACCGGCATCGACAACTGTTGGATTAATTACATTTTGTAAATATTCCATCAATGAATTGTCAATATCAATTAAAGTAACTGTGAAATTCTTTCGTGTATCTTTATCTCGACGAACATCCATTGCCTTATTTTCTTGATTTGTAAAATAAGGATTTTTCTTTGTTTCATCAACATTCGAAGGTACTGGATTTGATGTATTACCACGCCATGACATAATTATTGTCTTTCAATGATGTTAAGTTTACTTAAACGACTATAATGAGTATTGCAAATAAAACTATGACTCTTATCACTCTGGCCACCCAAAAATTGTTCTTGAACAACATTATTAATTTCATGATACCGATTATTAAATAAAATTAAATCGCCAACTTCAGGAAAATAATTTGCATCGGCACAAGTATTTTCTCTCAATTTGAACACAACGCTTTGATCCCGATCTGGACCAAATCCTTCATCGTCTGTTGTTGGATCACTTCGTTCAATTAATGCGGTCAGCTCAATACCATCATAAAAAGATTTGCCTTCGCTAGGACTGCTTTCACCATACATGTTTGTTTTGGTAACATTACCAGCGATTTTAAAACAAACAACTAAAGTTTGAATAATATCGCGGGTCAATTCTGCATTAACAGAATTAATCAATCTTAAATCGCGTTCACTAAAATAGCGTCCAAATAAACTCATATTAATTATCTAATATATAGTGCGTTTGCAAGTTTTTGATAATTGATTGACTGAACAAGTGCATTTTTCATTTTTTCTGCAAAATCATCACTTGTTGGATCAATTGTTCCTTTTTTTGCTGCACCGGGTTTGTTTGCGTCCAATTCCATCGTCGTATAACGATGTCCATTTTCACAGTGTCTTCGACGTACAATGTGATCTTGTGCATTGCGTTTATCTATGACTTTTGATTTATTAGATTTGCATTGCGGACATTCCATTGATGTACTGTATGACAAAAACTTAGATGGTTCTTTTTCTTGTTCCATAAATTATCCAATATAAATTAACAGTGGGGTTTTACGAAGAGTTTCTTGAATTTTATCAGCTTCATTTGCTTTGGCATCCATTTGTGCAGCACGTCCACTGGCTTCAAGATTTTCTCTTAATTGTGTCATTAACACTTCTTTTTCAGATGTCGCTTCACTACGCAATTCAGCACCGTCCAGAGTAACTTCGCCACCCGGAATCGGAACTGTTGTATATTTTTGCAAAATTCGACCAAGAGTTTCTTTACATAATGCCAAGAAATATTTTCGTATCCATTGTTTACCAACGGCGTTGATGCTCTTATATACAACGTTTTGATAAGGTGCATTACTATAATCACTTACAATATCATAATTACTTCCACTACTAAACAGCGATGCCGTACTATATTTATCTTTTTCTACAACGTATTCTACATAAACAGTATGATCATATGTTGGAATAGGAAATAATTTTAATTTGTTATTAATAATTTCAAAGCTGTATCCGCTTTTTCGTACCATATCATTGAATTCAATTGCTTGACCGCGAAGCAAATCTTCAAAGATCGGCGTCATTAAAAATTGTGTAGCAGGACTATAGCCAGCGAATCCCATTTCATTCAATACGTTACTATAACTCATACCAGTCATGCTGAATGGATCGTAAATACGTGCAAATGCTGGTGGTGGGCCATGAAATACTCTGCGAATTTCAACACGGCTGCCGCTTTCAACTGCGGTTCCAATTAATGCTTGTAAATCATATGTTTGAACACTACTTGTAACTGCAACGCCATATTTTTTTGCTTCCACATATCCTCCGACGCCAACTTCACTACCATATTGTTTTGATAATTCAACAATAAATGGCAATGCACTTCCTTTTACATTTAGACCTGTAACATTTGGATTATTTGCCACGGGCATACCTTGTAAATTCAACATATTATTACGAATGTTGAATTGATTTACTTGAGCACCATATTCACTTACAGCTTCTTCAAAACATGCATAGAAATTTACATCAATCATTTCAATATCTACAATTGGATAACCCAAACGTTTTGCTGCCCAACCGGCAGCAGCTTGACAATCATATTCAAAATAACCAACACTGCCGGTAGTTGCGCTTTCATTGAGATAAAATCCATACGGAACACTACCAGTGTTCACAGCACTACCGCTACCCGGCCATCTTACACGATCTTGATCGATATTTGCATTTGCCATATATTATAAATAGTTTTAAAGCTTGGTTATCTTAACAATTAATTTGCCTTTTCCCATAATTACTCTATGATAGTTTTCTTTGGGAATATATAATTTTTCTTTTAATAAAATTGGTAATTCGTTATCCATTTGAAACAACCAATCTGTATTTTCAATTACTTCAACAATACGATCTTCACGATCCCGATGCCATTCTTCTACAACATCACGATTTGTATCAGCGGCAAACTCTCTTATATATTGATTGTTGCCCAATGAGATTTCTTTAAATGGAAGATTCATATTTTATTTTATCAATAACTGTAATTAATGTTGGATTGTAAACAATCAAATGATATACTTTTTTACCATCCATTATGTTTTTATCAGTTAATTGAGCATCATAATATTTTGACAATATTTGTAAATATTCTTTTGGATTGTATTTGTAAAAATCACGGGCAAGTATTTGATACGCGTCATGCGCATAATCATATTTCAAATATGCATTTATTGCTTTAATCATTGCCATTTTTGGATTTTCATCAAAATTTTCTAGTGTATAATCTTTGTCTGGACTACTATTAATTAAATCAACAATTATTTTTTTATTAACTTTTGTATTTGATGATGGGCTTTTTATAAGTATTTTTTGATAATTTATTTTACATTTTAATATAATACCATTTGAATTTGTATATTTTTTTGCATCCTCGAAATTATTTGTAAAATAAAATCCCGGCCCCTCTTGATCATATGCATTTTCGCCGCCGACATAATCATACGAAAAAACGTCACTATCAATGCTTCTGCCATGATACCAAAGATGTTTATCATTCAAAATTACATTCGGCCAATTATTTTCTAATAGTAATGTTTTTAATAAAATCATATATTTTCTATTTTAATAATATTGGATGCTGGTATATTTGTGTATGAAATATATTCCCAATCTACCATTGTTGAAAACAATTGCAATCCATCTGTCTTGATGGTCAACAATACAAATTCTTCATCTTCATCAAATCTGTCTCCATACCAATTCATCAATGCATCTTCTGCATTTTCTTTTGTTTTAAATACATACACACCTTCATCTTCAGTGGGCATATCAACCGGTAAATTTGGTTTTAGTCCGTATTTCTTAATACTGGATAAATTAGATTTTTTAGTCAAGTGATAAACAATATCATTTGAATGTTCTAAAATCAAATCTTTAAGCTTAATCATATTTCTATTGGTCTTCGGTATATGTTTACAATTTGTAAATGTTGCGCTGGATATATTTCATCTCGGATTGTTTTAAGCCATTCTTTTTGAGATTTGGTCAAATCGACGTGAACTGGATTTGTCAATGATGTATTTATAAATATATAATTATCTTCTATTGAAATTCTTGCCCATCCACGATCAAACATATATTGATATGATTGATCATCGTCCCAATCTATTTTTGATAAAAGATTAGCATAACTTCCGTGACTTGAAACTTTTTTCGCATTTCCATTTTTATCAAGCCAATAGAACTGTGCTTGAAGCATGCCTCCCCAACCTTCGTCAATCAAATCTTTAAGCTTAATCATATATTACCAATATTTGCCCTTGCTTTTTGTACCCAAACTGCGAATACGATGTGCTCTGCAACTCCAATAACCTGCTGTTGTACGATCTTTCTTTTGACTACATTTATGTCGGGCAGAAAAGCTCTTGCGGCGAGCCTTGCTACTGGCACGAACACGCATTTTAGGATCACCAAATGTTACTTTTTTGATTTTTCCCTTTTTGCTTTTTACATAAACAGCAAATTTTTTTGGTCCACCGGGAGTTCGAAATGGTCTATTTAATTTAACTGTTCTGCCACGATGTTTTGCTTCCAACATCAATTGTTCATCAACATCTTCTTCAATAGGAGCATCTAAATATACAGTGCGTCCTTCATATTCAGCAGTTTCTCCCAAATCGCTTTCGACAATATCTGCGTCATATTCATTTAATTCAATTGCATCATCGTTGTATAATGCACGAATTTCATTTATTAAGTTAAAATAAGCTTCGCTATAATTGCGAAATACACATTCTTCAAGCGTTAAGTGTCTATCCAAATGATATTTTAAATTTTGGCTAACAGCAACCTCTTTAATTAGATTCATTGGTTCTGCTGGATGAACAATATTTTCAACAATGTCGGTTAATTTCATATGATAATAAATAGAATACATCAAGGTAATAATATGCGTTTATATTGATTAAAATTATTTATTACCCAGTCAACACAATCATCAAATTCTCCTCTGAATGGACTTGTCTTGTTTTTACTATATACATAATATTCGCCTGTGTCACTGTCTTCTCTAATATAGACAATATCAAATGCACTCGGTCCCCAAAAAATTACTTGTGGTTCGGCATCACCAAAATGCCACACTTGTATTCCACTTGCTTTGAACAAAACAGCTTCTTTTCCATATTTGAATCGATTACGTTCCTTTCCGTATCTCAAATAATCACTTAATAAATAAGCAAAATTATATCCTTCCATATCTTTCATACCATCGGATAAATGCTTAGTTAATCCTAGTCTTGTATAATCATCTACTCCACTATTAAATCTTTGATCATAATAAATATTTTGTGCTGTATCACTAAAATGAATCAACCATTGATTTTTTACAATGGATCTATAATCTACATAATTCCATGTCGGATAGCCCGTGTCAAAGTATTCATGATAATCATAACTGTTTAATTTTTCATACAAAAAATTACACCATTCATTAAATACATCTAAATGCTCTTTCATTAACATTTCAGACGATTCACCGTAATTGTTTTTTCTATATTTTTCATATATACTTGGATATCGTCTTGCTAAAAATTCTATGCAATCATTTTTTAATCCAAGTTCTATTTTTCTTTCTGCCTCTGTTTTAGTAATGTATTTTTTTAAAACAGAAACGGGTTCCGTAAAATATTCCAATAACAAAGACTTTAGTGATATTTTTTCTGAATACATAATCATATAAATAGAAAAATAAAAAATAAAAACCCACGGTAGAAATACCGTGGGTTCGCTTTAACTTAATATCTCGTTACGGATTATACTTGGTCAAGATCACCAATGAATACTTTACCGTAGAATTCTGGACGAATTACTTTCTTAGCATAACGAGTCAATACTCCACGACGTGGTGTGAAGTTAATTGGATCGTATACCATTGGAGTTTGTACGAGTGGGATATATGGAGCATAAACTGCACCAGTTTCGAGGAAGTTATTTCCACGGAAACCAACCAAGATTACGTTTTCAACCATATATGGATTCTTGTAAACTTGGAAACGTGATGCGAAAGAACCAACACGGCTTACGCCCATTGCGAACTTAGCACTATCACCATCGGTGTTTACTACATAGCCCGGAATACTTTCCAAGATAGTTGCAACATCTGGACTGACGACCAAGAAGTTAGCACCACCACGAAGAGTCAATTGGTGAATCTTGTTAGATACACGTTGAATCTTGTTACCCAATGTTTGGAACCATGTGCTCTTAACATATGCAGTTTTGTTAGTTGCGTCGGTGTTCAAAGTAATATTATTCATATTACCGAAACTATCCAAGTTAACTGACAATTCATTACCGATCTTAGCACTCCATGCTTGAGTTGTTACACCCGGAGCAGCAGTAATTAACATATCAAGGATTTCCAAATCAATTTCCATTGAGACGTATTCACTCAACAAAGCAGTCAATTCTGCTTCTGCGTCGATGCTGTGGTAAGCATTCAAATCGTGAGCCAATTCAGGGGTCCAAACGGCCTTCAATTTACGTGTCTTGGCAACGATAGGTTCGCTCTTCAATTCCAAGTTAATTTCTGGAATACCAATATCGGTACCAGCGTTAATACCAGTATTTGCACCAGTACCACTGAATGGAGCCTTATCTTCGAAGTCACCACGGGTTGTATCAGTTGGTTGCTTGCTAAACAATACAGAGCCAGTTACTTTACCGGCTGCCAACAATGCTGAAGATGCACTGAAGAACAATGTTACTGAGTATTGTGGACTTGCCAAACTACCAGTGTTATATACAGCTTGGAATGCGTTCAATGGAGCAGTAGTTGTACTGGTTCCAGTGAATACGAAGCTACGTACTGCATTTAAGTCGGCATTATTAATTGTTGATGCAAATGGGTTTGCACCTGAAGTACTACTATTATCTCCCAAATTAATTGTCAACTTGTAGATGTTGTTGCTTGTACCGTTAACGCTAGAACTATAGGATGCATCAAAATCGACATCACTATATGACGCAGTGGTGAAATATACTCCACTTGCTGGCAAGCTGCTACCAGTTGCAGCAGAAATACTTGCTGTAATATCATTAATAGAATAACCATAACGACCTACACCATACAAACCACCGGTTGCACTGTCAGTTGATCCAAGCTTCTTGCCTGTTCCACCGAACAATGAACTGTAATTGTTAGCTGAGTCAGCAGTAAATCCGCCATTAGTTGAACCATATTTGAAATCCAAATAAAAGATCAAACCACTTGGAAGATTCATTGGTTGTACTGAAACGAATTCTTTTGCGCTAATTTCAGCAAATACACGGCGAACCAATGGAAGAGCTACGCCTGCCCATTGTTCACTGTTTGCTGATGTACCTGTGGCAGTTGCTTCATCAAGCAATTGCTTTGCTTGGTTTTCAAGCAAGATGGACATATTGGCTTTTTCTACGCCGCCCAATCCTTCAAGAAGACCAGTTTTATCCCACTTACTTTGTAATTGACGAGTTTCCTGCATCAAACGTGCTTGTGGGTTCATGTTGTTTGTCAATAATGACTTAATATCACTCATATTATATTTTCCTTATCTATTTTTTTGTTTGGTTTTTGCTCACCATTAAAATTACTTCTTGATTCCGGCGAGTCTTTGGAATTTCAAAGCCATCTCGTTAGTGTTTTCAACAATTACATCTTTTGATGGTTTTGTGGATGCAACTGCTTTGCTTGCCAAACCTTCGGTGATAGATTTTGCAACAGTATTAGTCTTCTTGACTGTTGATGCACCGGAACTTAATGATTCGGCTAAAATTGTGTATGCATACTTGACTTCACGTACTGTGCTTGCCAAGTCGAATTTTTCAACAATGCTCAATTTTTGTGTGTTACTCAATCCAAATTGCTTAAACAACTTGTTGGTATACAATAATTTTGCATTCAATAAATTAATTTCATTGATTTGTTCACGCAAATATTCAATGACTTTAATGTGTTCGCTCAATTGGGTACGAAGTGAAGTATTTTGTTCTTTCAAATCTTCATCTTCTTCTTTACCTTCTTCTTTTTCTTCTTTTTCGTCGTCGTCTTCTTCCTTAGCTTCTTCCAAGCTTTCTTCAGCACCGATTTCACTCAAAAGTTCGTCGAGACTGATTTCTTCCATGCTTTCTTCTTCTTCAGCAACTGGAGGTTGTGCTTGTGCCATTGGAGCAGGAGCAACTGGAGCAACAGGAGCATTTGGATCAACTGGAGGTTGAGCAGCTACTGGAGCATTTGGATCAACTGGAGCAGGTGCCATTGGCGCAGGAGCAGGAGCAGGTGTTTGTGCCATTGGATCAACAGGAGGTTGTGCTGGTGACGGTTCACCTTCTTCATCCAATTCTTCTTCTAAGCTACTCAAGATTTCTTCCAATTCTTCATTGGTAATTGTTTCATCATGAACAGCTTCTTCTGAAGCTTCCATTTGATTGTCATGTGAACCAACTTCAGCATGCATCGAATCTTCGGCTTCTTCATCCAATTTTACACCAGTTTCCAACTTAGAAACTTTGGTTGATGTTTTGTGGGCTTTTGCAGATGGCTTTTTGCTGCCACCAACAGTTCCGCCAATATCACTGGATCCTTGAAGGCCGCCACTTTGATCACCTACACCGTAGGTTTCTTCGTTGGCCAATTCTTCTTTGATTTTTTCTTGGAACATTCCGGTGACTTCGCGTTGGAATGTTTCTTCTAATGCTACTTTAGCATTTTCAATAGCAATACGCTTAACGGCTTTTGCGTCAGCGAGTGCTTCTTGTAATAATTTTGACATATATGATTATCCTTTGTTTGTTTCTGAAGTTATTATAGAAACTCCAATAAAGTTAGAATATTTATTGCGACAAAGGAAATGTCGTATTACTGTAAAATAAATATAATTAAAAAATACAAAAGTTAAAATATTTTTAGATATTTATTTATATGAACGAAAAACAAAAACAATCATTGAAACAATATATCAAAAAAGTATTGTTGGAAAATATGTTGATTGAATCTTCTTATGTTGAAACAAAAGAAGCTGATGATACCAATTTGACTGCTGTATTACAAAAAGGATATAATCGCCCTTATACAATTGGTCCTCAAGAGCTTGAAAAAATAAAAGAAGCAATTAAACATGTATATAGTAATATAAGTTCAGTTGATTTTACAAATAATACTATTCAATTTGAAGTTAATCAATCGCCAACAAATTTTCATTTTGCCATTAGAAAAATTGCAAATCCACGAAATTCTAATGAATATAAATATGCCATGTGGTATGTTGCATTTACTAAACGAGAAGATATAGATAAACCCGGCGCAGTGTTTAGTCGCTCAGGAAGTTCATTTGATAAAAATGCAAATATTCCAAATTTCTTGAGCAACATTTATAATTTTTTTACAGACGCACTATTAATGAATAAATAACATATGCAATCAAAACAATTTACAATTAGTTCAAAACGTCATAGTGTTGGCAGCAATCATAATAGCTACAAACAACCAATGAATATTAGAAAAGATTATCATACATCCGAACTACAAAATGAAAATTATTACAAGTTAGATGACTTCGATAATCCAAATTCGTGGGAAATGAAACATTTGGATATGCTTGAAGGTATGGGCTTTCAAATCGAAGGTGATAGTCATATGGGATTAACTATTCCCGGTGATATGGATATGAATAGATACAGCATTGCCAAGCATAAAAAGCTTGGATATGAATTAAAAGTTAATGATAGAAAACATTATTTTAAATCATTCGATAACATGATGGATAGAATAGATGAGTTTGGAAAATTAGAAGTATAATAAAAAACCCCACTATTAAGTGGGGTTTTTGATTTATAGATTAAAGTATCTTTCTAACTTTAGTCCAATTTCTTCGTATATTGCTTCGGCTTGTTGAACCTGTGGATGAACTTTATTAGCAATCTTATGCAATTCACTTGCATAACGTTTAATTTCTTTCATATCACGTTCCAATGTTACTCCTTCAAACCACTCACTTGTTTCATTCAAACCGTATTTTTCGGTCATTTCTGCAATGTAAACAATGTTTTCAGCAACGTGTTTCAATTCATCCGCCATCTTCATAGCACGGCGATATTCGTTAAATTGACCAATCATACCAAGCAATTTACGCTTTTCTTCAGCGGTTAATTTCTTTGAAGGTAATGCTTCATTTGTTCGAACTGGCGCACCGGCAGGAGCATATGCTTTTGGCGTATCCCATGTAGTAGGTGACTGTCCCATCATACCACTCAATTCATTAGTATCTACAGAAGATTCTTGTTCAACTCCTTCAATAATTTTTTTTAACGTGATCATATGTAATAAATATTAGCAATTATACAAAAAACTCTTTATATACAATTTTAGTTTTATTTTCTGGAATGATGGTTCCTTTTTTAACTGCATTCCAGTATGCAACTGTCTTTGCGTCTGAAGCTGATTTGTTCAACGCAACTCCGGTTGAAATATTAACCCATAGATTTTTACTAGCATCAAATTTATAATTTTTAGAAACATCGAATGTACCATCGGCGGGTGTACCTCCAGTTGGCGGTGTAGATGAAGCAGGTGCTGGGGTAGGGGTAGTTGTGGATGCGGATGGTGTCACAGGTTTCTTTGAAACAGGAACAGAAAGCCCTAATTTTTTGATATAATTTGCAATTTCAGCATATTGTGGTTGTTGCAATGTGGCAATCACATTATTTGGTTTTTTTTCACCCGTCATTTTCATGAAATCATTGATGAATCCTAGAAGATTCTTTTTTACTTCAATTTCAGCATTCAGTTTGGTCGCAACATTTGTATTTCCCAATTTGTTTGCATATGGTTTGATTCTTGCTTGAACCTGACTAAATAATTGTTTAATTCTGGCATCTTGAACATTGGTTAATTTCAATGGTACTCCAGCCGCAACCGATGCTACGCCTGTTCCTATATTTGTTGCGGCAGTTTTTGCCCCAGTCCAATTTGCTTTAAGACGGTCAAAAAATCCTTCATTTTGTGTTTTATTATTCATATATTATTTAATTTCTCCTAAGATTTCTCGAATAATATTATTTACATTATCCCATTTGTTTGTGACTGGATTTTTAATTGTATTTACACCTTCTTGAATTTGTCCAGACGGATGTAAAAATGCTCCTTGTGTGCTTGGGTTGCTAACGAAATCAAATGCAATTAATTCAAAATCTTCTTGAACTTCATCTGCACTTTCTGCCATTTTTCGTTTTACACTACCTACGCCACGACTACTAATGCCAACATTGATTGAGCTTTTAAATAACTCACGCAAAATGTTGCCGCTTGGCGTTGTTAAAATTTCAACACTACCGACCAAATCATCACCTTCCCAGTGAACTTCCAATACGTTATGACTAACATTTTGCAAATTAACAACACTAGTTTCAGGATGATCTAATTCACCTAATGCACGACGTTGTTTGATGAAGTTTTCAGTATATTTTACTGCTTCACGTTCCAAAATTGCTTTTGGATAAATTCTACCATTTTGATTTTTTGCATTAGCACGTTGCAATACACCTTTTACTACAAAAGGTCCGCCACTATTTGTCATTTCATTTATGACATCTCGGCTTACTGCAAACGAAATGCAGTCAACAAGTAATTCTTTATTCATATTATCTAGGATTAATATTTGGTTGAACTGGCACAACCGGAGGTTGTTCCTTCTTTTTTTTCTTTGGTGTTTTTGGAACAATTTGTGCCTGACCCAAGATTTTAATCTTGTATCCCGGCTCTAAAAAGTATTCTTTGTCATTTTCATCTTTGAAAACAACAACATAACGTTCATAATAAAAATCAATGCTAACGCTTTTTACATTGACAGTATAATCTTTAATTGGCTGACCATAGCCTTTACTACCACGCAAAAATACTTTTTTATTTCCAACCAAACTCATAAGTTTTTGTTGAAATGCATTTTTTGCATTTTCAGTAAATGCTGCTATCGTTCGTTCAAAATTAGTAAAATCTAATCCAACATTAAACTCCTGACCTTGTGGAGTTGGTTGTTGAGCAACAATAGGAGTATAAGCCGCATTTTGTTTGACTTGCGGCTCACTATCCAATTCTATTAGTCTTTTTAAACTAATCGACATAATAATCTTTATTAATCAGATTTTTTTGAAGCTTTTGAAGCTTTTGAAGCTTTTTTGCGAGTATCGGCCCATCCTGATACAATTTTCGCAACCAATTCTACTTCTTTTTTACGTCTTTCGTTTGAAGCAGAAAGTTCATCGGCAGCTTTTTCTTCAGGAGTTTTTGGCTTTACAATTGGCTCATATGGCTTTGGTTCACTCTTCTTAGGAGATTCTTTAGTTTCGGGTTCTTTTTTCTTACCTTCTTTTTCAGTAATTGTACCTGTTTCGGGTTTTCCAACTTGCTTGTATCCATCCAAACCAGTTGTAGGATCTTTTACTTTACCAAATGCATATGGCGTTTTTACTGGACCGGCACTACCATCCGCAGCACTACCACCAGCAGCACCGCTTGTTGAAATTTCTGTCATTTTTTTACGAATGATTTCTTTTAACTTTGCTTTTAATTTTTCACGCAAAGTGCCTCCAACAATAATTTTGCCTTTTTTCATTACGTTGTCTTTATTCATATATTATTAAATTTGTGATTTTATTTCTTTGATGAGTTCATATGAAAGCAACAAAACCATAACTTGATTGTCTTTGACACTCTTTGATGGTTTTACTTTATCCAATTGTTTTACAGTTTCTGTAATTTTAATTCTGATAACATCTGAATCAACTTGTGAACTCAATTCAGTCAATTCTTTCTTTACAGTTTCTACTTCTTCATTAATCAATACATTCAATGAATTTGTATTAGTAATATTGTTAATAAATTCTCTAAGTAATCGTTTTTGATTTTGATCAAGTCCTTGATATTTTTCATTCAAGCTATCGACCATGATTTTGTAAGACAACATACGAATATCTTCGCTTTGTTGCTTGTAGATTTTAATTACTTCTTCTTCTGCTTCTGGAGATTTCTTTTTGATACCGCATAGATTTTCACTAATAAAATTTCTAGCTTGAATTACTTCTTGAATATCAAACTTAATTTTATTATTAATGTGATCTTCAAATAATTTATAAACTGAAGCAAAAAGTTTATAATTTTTTAAACTTGATTTTAATAATGTTTCTGCGGAATAGACATCATTAATTTCTTTGATTAAATTATATTTTTGTTCAGTGAGTTTTTTGTTATCAAGTTTTTCTCTTTGCTTTAAAGTGATTGAGATATATTTTTCTGCTAGAGTTTCGTCTTTGGCACGTTCATTTACTAAGAAATTATACAATTGCCATTCGCGTCCAAGTTCTGTATTTGGCGAAAAATATTTAAACAGTAAATTTTTAGCCGGTGATTCGTCTTTTCCAGCTAAAATATCCGCAGTTACTTGTCGAGTAAGTAACTCAAATAGCAACCCAGTGTTTCTAAACTTAGAATGTTTTGCTTTATACATAATAATGTCTATTCCGTTATTTTATAAATATAGAGAAAAATGTGTAAAATTGATTTAAATACGATATTTATCTAACTTTAGTCAATTATATTAGATTCATCCAAAAATGATTTCTTTTTTGAATCTATATTTTCATTTAAAATTGATTTTGTACCATCTCCACGAAGATGCATATCCAATCCTTCAAAACTCAAAGGACTATTATTTTTGTATGCATGTGAAATAGGATGTTTTGTTGTTGTTTTATTTGAACGGCGAGTGTTTTCTTTACTACCCAATGGATCTTCTCCAAATGGATAATTTGATGCTTTTTTACGACCTGTTTGATCTCGTTCTTTTAATGGAGCTTCTCCTGCACCTGTTGGTGGTGCTGGTGTTTCTGCTGGTGCTGCTTCTGGTTCTGCTGCGCCGAGTTCAGGGGTTGCGCCAGCGTCTCCTTCTTCACCAGCATTAATTTTATTATATGGTTTTGCTGGATCAATACCTTCTTCTTCAATCTTCTTCAAACGATATGCTTGTTTTGCATCTTCAACAATATCATTGTTAATAGTGTCAATATCATCTTCACTGGTATTGAAGACAGTAGTATGAATCCATTTACGACTATAAATTTTGGCATCAATCATTTCTTTTGCCAAACTGGTTTTTTCTTGCCAGACACTAACCTTTTCTTTTTCAAAAATAGTCGATGGATTTGTTAATTCCAAACTAAAATCAACCAATTCTGCATCGCGATAACCTTGTGAATACAAATGAACAATTGCAATTTTTGTTAATTCACTAACAATAAATTTTTGAACACGTTGAACGGTACGTGCAAAACGAACGTCTTCTGCTGCTAATGTAGCTTTGCCGCTCAAATCTTCTTCATATCCCAAAAATGCCTTTGGAATCTTTAATGCAGCCATCATTTTGTTGCGAAGATATTCAATATCATCAATACCTGTAAATTCCATGCCACTCAATGGCTCAATGCTGGTTCCACTATCACTGCCACGAACAGGCAAATAAATATCTTCAACCATGTTCCACAAATTGAAACGAAGATTGTAGTCACCTGTTTTTTCATCAATATAAGGAACTTTTTTTGTTTTATTGATCAATTTTTCCATATATTGATCAACTTCGTTTGGTGGAATATTACCAATGTCAACCTTGTAAATACGCTTTTCAGGTGCTCGCATAATACGATGAATCAACATTGCATCTTCCATCAAACTAACTTGTTTCCAAACACGACGCGCACCTTCAATAATACCTTTTCCGTAAGGTAAGAAATTGCTATCGCTCAACAAACGAAAATGTGCAACCTGATAATTTTCTAATTCTTCAATTTTTCCACCTTCTGGTAAATTTACTTGAAATTTAATATAATTTTTATTATTTAAATCGCTATTTTCTACACGGGTAACGTTGTAGCTACTAATTGGTTCAACCATGTAAACGCCAAATTCTGGACTTACATACATTTTCAAGTAAAAATCACCATATTTGACCAAATTACGAGTCCAACTCCACAAATTAAATTCAATATTTAAAATGTCATAAAACAAATTATGAAGAATTTGTTTGACGTTATCATTGGTGCTACGAATTGTTAGCATATCGCCCAATTCGTTTTGCGTTAAACACTCATCTGCATAAATATCTAATGCACTACTGATAATAGGGTCCATATCCATTGTGTCGTAATCACGAAACAATTCAATACGAGCCGCTTGATAACTCAATGTGAAATCACGGCTATATTGATTATAAGCACTTGTGCGAATACGATTGAAACGATCACGTAAGGTATTACGATCTGTCGCGTATGCTAATTCGTCGGTGTCTACTACTTTCAGTTTTTTACCACCAATATTACGAACAATTACGTCGGTGCTAAATAATCTTCTTAATTTTGAAAACAACGAACGTTGTTTCAACTCTTTGAATTCATCTGTAGGCATATTTGTATATATATCTTATAATAACCAATTTAAAGACTCTTTTTTATCATTACCAGTTTTTCCGATATTCATTTCCCATGCTTGTTGAGCAGTTAAATTACCAGTTTTATAAATTGGATCTGCATTTCCAAGCTTGTTGATGTTGTTTATCAAACTCTTAGTAATATCAACACCCTGTTGACGTAATTTTAATGCAGTATCACGCACCCACATACCAATACTAAATGACATAACCAGATCGTCGTGATATTTTGGCAACGCTTCTGGTTTGTTACCATTCCAAATAAATGTTCTCAATTCATTTACCAATCTTGCTGAACGAACTTCAATGCTACGTTCTCTAAAATACATTTCCAAACGAGATACAATCAACGGACGAGTCTTCATTGTTGTCGTAAATCCCGGCACCATCTTCTTTTCCATAGCATTAAACTTGTTTGATATCTGACGTTCAATATCTACATATTGAAGATCGGCACTGCTATAAAATGTATTAGGATAGCCACGGTCAATAATTTGCTGTAATACTGCCCATCCGATATTTGCATTTTCAACAACTAATAATGCATTGTTATATTCGGTCGCAACGCTAACCAACATATTACCGTAATCTTTAGTATTAATTTGACCTTGATATTCGGCAACTTGCGTGAAACTTTCAATATCAATTACATGAAATGCGCTATAATCTGCACCATCTCCACGCGCAACGTCGGCACAAACAATATAACTACGACTATAATCTGGATATTCCCAAATCCAATAACTTTTATCAATACCCCGCATTTCTATCGGATCTTTAACCTTTTCATTTTTGTAAAAATCTAATGTAGGAATATCAATTACAGTGTTACCGGTAGTACTAAAATCACAATCACATTCTTGTGCAGATCCTTTTACACCACTCAAAGCTGTTTGTTGGTCGCGCCATTTTTGATCACGCTCCGGATGTAAATGCCACGGCAACTTAATTGTATGAAAATTGTTTTTCTTTGCTTCAGCGTCAACCCATGTATTATGAAAGAAATTACCAACTCCGTTTGGTGTACTCAAAACAATTGCACGACCACCTGTACTCAATGTGTATTGAGCAGACAACCAAATTTCTTCGATATTATCAATAAATGCAGCTTCGTCAATAATTAGTAATGACAATGCCGCCGAACGTCCTGCTGTACCTGCACTACTTTCTGCCTTGATTGTACTACCATTTTTTAATACTAGAGAAAGACGATTGTTTTCAACAACGGGCACTTTTAACCAAACGGGTAAATTATCATTGGCAAATCGAACACGGGTAACAATTTCTTTACTTGTTTCTTGTGTAATACTAATACAGCGAATATTTTTATCTGTATGAAATACCATCAGCCACAAACTATATGCGGCAACCAATGTGCTAATACCCATTTGACGACTTTTTAAAATGATATTAAAATCATTTTCTACCAATCCACTTAATGTTTCTTCTTGAAAAGGATACAAATCAAAATTAATTGTGCCACGAATTGGATGTTGAATCTTTACATATTTCTTCATGAAATATATCGGATCAACCAAACATTTTTTATACTCTTCTTTGATTATTTCTTTTAATGATTTTTCAGCCATTTTGCAATTTCTCCTCTTTTTCCTGTATCTTTTTCAATGTTAATTTATTAATATTTGGATCAAGCGCAACGTTATAATTTAATTTAACTAATTCGCTTTCTGCTAATGCGATTCCACTATTGACTTTATCAAGATCTTCTTTCAAATCTTTCAATACAAGTTCGCGTCTATCTGTGTCATCTACCCAAATTTCATTGCTACCATCTTCATTGAAAAATTGAGGATCTTTTGTTTGTGGTGTATAATTTTCAAGGTAATTTATGCTATCAACAATCTTTGATTTGAAATCTTTCATCATTGATAATTCATTGTTAATTACTTTAAATTTTTCATAGTCATTGTAAATTCCACGACTTTTTAAGATTGCTTCAAATTCAATATTGCATTCATAGCATCGTTGAGTCTTCGGATATATTTTCTGATCAAGATAATTTCCCCATTTCATATCTGCGTTACAAACCGTGCAGCGTTGTTCAAAAACATACTGTGCTTTTTTGCTTACACGTTTCTTATATCCATTCTTCTTTACCCATTTAACACCATTACTATCTTCCCATTCTTCTCCTTCTTTTCGACTTTGCAATGCCACATTTTCATCATATCCTACTTGAATGAATGGTCTAGTTCCGTCAAGATAATCGCGTACAATGCTTAAATTACTTTTTCCTGATGCTTTTTTCATAAATTTATAACAGCCTTTATTACATATAACATAATATCTATATAAGTTTTTTATATTTTAAATGTTTCGTTAAACACACTCGGTGCAGTATTATATGAACGCTTTGATTCATCCCACGGGTCATTTGTATATTGCCAGTTCCAAAACAAATCATTTGGAGTATTGAATCCAAAAAACTCAAAAACTTGTTTTTGAGTTTTCACAACACTTGGACCGTTCCAATTTTGACCAACTGCAATAAATCCAGCGTCAATATTTTTAACAATATTGCTTTCTCCCAATGTAGCATGTCGGCTTTCAAGCCAATTTAATCTTTCAATTAATTTTTGGTAAAAGCTATTGGCTTGTCCCCATCTAATGCTTGTAAAAAATACAACAGCATCACATTCAAAAAGTTCTTTACTAACTTTCCATAATTCATCATTTTTGTTGTTATAACTACACCAACAACGATGATTTCCCGTAGGATTTTTTTCTTTATCTTTTAATGCCGAGTCTTTTGTACCACAATGATATCCACCAAATTGCTTGTTGCTACTAACATTACCTTCACATGGTAAAATATTTAATTTTGGAATATCAAGATGAATTATTTTATCACTTCCAAGAGTTTCTTTTATTTTTATTGCCAATTGAGTACTTTTTGGTACATCATCTTTGTGTTGTATCCATCTATTACTAGTTGTGAGTAACAATGTTTTTTTCTTAGTTTTTAAATAATCTATTGTTTTTAAATACTTACGCGCATAAACGTCCATATCAATCTCACTTGATGGTAGTTTTGTTTCATTTAGTAGGTCGGACAAATAAATCATATATATAAATATATAGTGTTCCAATAAAAAACCCTGCTAGATTTCTCTAGCAGGGTCTGATTTTTAGGAACTAATTATGCGCCGGGAAATTGAGCACCTGTTGGCAAGATGTTGAAATCAAGAATAATGAATTCAGCAGTCTTTGCTGGTTGCAAGTAGATTTGACCGTAAAGAACATTTCTATCTATCAAGTCTGGTGTATTGTTTTCAGCATCCATTTTTACTTGGAATGCATACAAACCACTACGTTGTTGTACGCTTTCCAAATATGGATTGACAATACTCAAGAAACGATTTCTTGTTGCGGCAACATTTTGTTCGAATACCAAGAACTTGCTTGAACTTGCAATAAATTTCTTCAATGCAATCAACAATCGACGAACGTTGATACGATCCAATGCGCTTGGTTTGATTTGAAGTGTCTTTTGGCCCCATACACAAATTCCTTGACCCGGAAATGCTGCGATTGGGTTAACACGACCTTCATACAACACATCGCGTTCAGCATGTGTTAATCTATCAAGAACTTGAACAGCTTGTGCGATACCACCACGATTCAAACCTGCTGGAGCAAACCATTCGGCACTTGAATTATCATTTGCAGCATAAATTGCTGGCATAATAACACTTGGTGGAACACTGATGATCTTGTTCATATTGGTATCAAGAATCTTGATCCAAGGATAATATGTACCAACATAATTGCTATCAATTGTTGATACGTCATTTACAGCAGCATCAATCATACCAACTGTTTGATTGCTCTTAGGGAAGATAATGTTATCCATGATGTAGAAACAATCTCCGCGAGCTTCGCACATATCAATTACCAATTGGGCAACATAACTATGTTGGCTATGGAAGATACCCGGTGTAGCAATCAAGTTAATATCAAATTCATCTGCATTACCAAGAGCACCTACAACTTGTTTGTAAGCAATACTACCGCCACTATTAATGTTAGTACAATTCAAACCTTGAGTATTACCTGCTGTGATATCACTACCAACATTGATTGGAATTGCTGGGCTTTGACCATCAAATCCGCCTTGGAAACCTAGTACGAATTTACGCATCTTAACATAATTTGCTTCATTAGCAGCATCATATACAGATGGAATACTACCACTTGTTGCGGCTGGTAACAAACTACCAGTTGTTGCAATATAAGCAGCACTACCGCTACCCAATACATCGCCCAAGTCGAAGTCGATATTCTTACCATTGCTATCATTTGCACCCATCGCTGGAATTGGAGCAAAATATTGCAATGTGTCTTCGGCCACAGTTACACCAGTACTTGCTGTTGGATACAGTGCGGTCAATTCATCATCAGCACCTAGTGGATTATCACCAAAGACTGTGCCGGACGCATATTTGCCCGGTGCTTGACCGTAGATACTTGCTTTGCTGTATTTAACAATTGGAACATAACCAGTTGCTGTGCTGCCAATTGGTGTTGTATATGCTTGGAAACCATAAGGAACTGCACTTACTGGATAAGCAATTTCACTCATTTCAATACGAATGTATTTACTCAAGTTGTTATAAGTACCAAATTCAATAATCTTACCTGCATAGGTAATATAATTGTAGCGATCACCAATACGACGTGCAATGAAGTTTGCGCTATCTGGATCCAAACTCAAATTTTGGAAGATTTCCAAATATTTAGGTTTCTTTTCCGTGTCGCTAAAGTCACGTACTGCCAATGTGAAACTACCCCAATCACTACCAGCAACTGTACCAGCCAATTTGACATTACTGATTTCAATCTTGTATTTTTGATTGGTGTAAGTACCGTCCGCTAATGTATGAACTTTAAACAATTCAAATTTAGTTGCATTTGCGGTGCTACCATCTGCACTCCATGGAGCAATACCTTGACTCTTTACCCAAGGAGTATATGCATGGGTCAATCCAAAGCTGCTATCACCAGCATTCAAGTTCAATGAATATGAATCGGTGAATGTCAATGGATTGCCGGTTGTGAAACTAGCACTTGGAAACACTGCACCACGGATTTGCCAACCTTCTGTTAACAGATTTGCAGCAACACGTTGTACGCTACTACCGAAGAATTTATATAAGTAAGCAGCTTCAATTTTGGTTCCTGCAACTTGTTTTGCTGGATTTCCAGCAGTTGGATCTGTGCCGAAGACATTGGTAATATATTTGTTACTTGCTGGATCCAATGAGAAATCATAGAAACCAACAGTACTACCATCACTCTTTAATTGCAATTGAAAATTTAATGCAGCTTGATCAACGCTGCCACTATATGTACCAGATGAAGCAACGCTAGAAGTCAATACGCTACCACTAAATCCTGCGGCACTAAGCGTTGAATCCAATGTTGCGTGTTGTGTATCAGATAACACTGCTAAAATTTGTGGTAAGCGACCGCTTTGTGAAACTGGACTGCATGGATCGCCATAACTACCATTTGATGCACTAAATTGTCCGGTCAATTGACCAAATGAACCACTTATAATACCGTTAACAACTAATTGAACACCACATCCACCTGAAACAACCGACGATGTAAATGAACCACTAATCAATTTAATTGCGCTGCCATCAGTAACAATACCGTTATCAGTATTTACAACGGTAATACCACTAACAGGAAATGAACCACTAACACTACCATTTGCTCCTGCGGTTTCGGTTAGTGCTTGTAATAATTTAACAGTTCCAGATGCACCGCTTCCTTGAAGACTACTTGTAACACGCAATGATGATGCAGTAGTATTTGTTGAAAACGCAAATGCAAACTGTTGATTGTAGTACAATTTACTTCCGCTACTAAAATTGGAGGTGCTTCCACTTACTGCATCTCCTTGTGAGGCTTGGAATTTACCAATAAATGATGCTCCACTTAAAAATGTCAACGATCCGCTTGTGCTTGATGCAGTATAGTCAAATGTAGCGGCTAAATCATTATTGTCATACAAAACATATGAACTAGCACTATTAAATGCACCTGCACTGCCACTGCGTGCCCATGAACCCGGTTCTGCCCAAATGACGAATGGGTTATTTTGGTTATATCCAGTTAATGCACCCACACGAACAACTGTTACGAATCCCTTTTCTTTCAAATATTCTTTTGCTGTATATGGGCCGTAATAAACACCATCAGCTACACCAAATTTTGCTTCTAAGTCAGCAGTACTGGTAACTAATGTTGGGGCAAAGCCCGGTCCTTGCGGAAATGGAGCAACAATTGCTGCGCCAATATCTGCTACTCCTTGAGCAATGCCGCTCAAATCGTTTTCGCGGGTAAACACACCGGGACTAACGATTCTATCTTCTGGGCTAAATTTTCCACCTTCAGTAATTGGCATATATTAAATTTCCTTTCAAATCAGTTTTTTTGTTATATAAAACTAAATATAAATATACGTCAAAAATTCAAGATTATAATATTTATAGTTTTTTTATAAAATCTTTATTTTAGCGAGCTATTGCGATTCCACTTGCTGAAAAACTAAATTGTATTGAACTTGTAGAATTATTAATTGCTTGGATTTTAGCAGGAATCATTTGATCGTTGTTTTGATTATATATTTGAATGAATGGAGATGTTGTATTTAAATTATGATAAAAACTCCACGTTGTACTAGAAGAAAATGATTGTTTTGCTACAAATATTTGATTTGCATAACTTGCTGTTTCAGTATAACTCGCAGTTATAGAAAGACTACTAGACGGAACAATATATGATCCTGTTACAATGCCGGTTGAATTTGTAGTTAAAATAAGATTTGAACCAGATACAAAACTTTCGGTGTACGCTGTATTCGCGCCGTTTCTTTGATCAAATCTTATTGAATAGCTGCTTATTAGTGCCATAAAGGTTGATAATAAATATAATTTATTTTATTGTTTATATAATATTTATGGCATGTAAATCAATTTAAACAATAAAATAAATTGTAACTGATTTATTATATGTTAAAATATACGCTATATGGTAGACAACACCATACTTATTAGTAAGTTATGAAATTTTATATAGTTGATACAACATTAGGTAAAACTCCTGTGTATTATAATACACTCAACGAGGTAGTTAAACATTTAGAGGGCACTGTACAACGAAAATTTAAACAGAATCGTCGTACCTATATGCAGAATCTTATTGATTTGGGCCATGGTCCAGATGATTCGAATGGTAAAACATTTGTAGAATCACTGGCAAAATATTTTGATATTGGAGTTGTAAAGCAACTGCGTCATGTTAAATGTAATATTTATGAAGTAGCCCAATATTCAAACTATCGTACCGAAATGGGAGATTAATATTTTTTGTTATGGATCAGTTAGATGTTAACTGGGGAAAGCCATACAAAACTGATAGTATCTGGCAGCGTGATTGGTTAATTCCTCAAGAACTTAGATTTAGTTTTTTCGATTATTGGAAGAAGCACAGTCTTTCTTTAAAGGCACAGGGATATAGTGTCGCAAAAAAAGATGGTGAATGGATATTAATCGAATCAAAAGCCAGAAAAGTATTGTTTGATGCACCGGTTGATGTTGGAGCAAAACAAGAAGAATCTTTGGAAGTATTGCCATTAAACAATTCGACTGGATTGCGTCCTTGGCAAGTAACTGCTGCGGAGAAATTATGTGCGGCTATTAAAAAATGGGGTGCGGGTATTGATGGTAGTGATGTTGGTGTTGGTAAAACATATACTGCATGTGGCGTTGCAAGAGAACTAAACATGCAAATATTGATTGTTTGCCCAAAAGCAGTAATGGAATCTTGGAAGCGTGTTATTGTTAATCATTTCAAAATGAAAGACAAATTAGTAGGTATTATAAACTATGAAATGCTACGAACTGGAAGAAAAGATAGTCCATTTGCAAGTTATGTAAAAAGACGCGAAACGCGCAGAAAAGAATTTGTTTGGAAGATACCTAAGAACACCTTAATTATTTGGGATGAAAGTCAGAAATTAAAAGGTGCCAAGACAAAAAACAGTGAGACATGCATTGCAGCATTGAATCAAGGATACAAGATGTTGTTTTGCAGTGCTACAAATGCTACAAATCCATTGGAGTTAAAAACTGTTGGATCTGCGTTAAAGCTATTCAACAACAATCCACAGTATTATGCGTGGCTGTATGAACACGGTGTTACCAAAGGACGTTTTGGTTTGGAATTCACTGGTGGCAAAGAACATTTAGTCAAGTTAAACAAAGATATATTTGTTAATAGAGGTGTTCGATTGAGTCGCGACACAATTCCAAATTTTCCAGAAAGTCAAATAATTGCAGCGTGTTATGACATGGAAGAAGAAGCTCAGAAAAAAATCAATAAGATTTATTCTGAAATGGAAAGTGAGCTTAAAAAATTACGCAAGAAAATAAAAAAAGAGCGTAATACGAATGAATTGACTGCTATATTACGAGCACGACAAGAAATTGAATTAGTAAAAGTACCACTGTTCCTTGAAATGATAGAAGAAGGTCTGGAAAATGGAATGAGTGTAGTTGTATTTTGTAATTTTACAGAAACTATTCATGCACTTGCAGAACGTTTAAATACCCAATGTATTGTAAATGGTGAACTTAAATATGAAAAAGTTCGCCAGCAAAATATTGATAATTTTCAAAATGATAAAGAAAGAGTAATATTAGTCAATATTGCTGCTGGTGGAGCCGGACTTTCTTTACATGATGTGACAGGTAAATATCCTAGATTGTCACTAATTTCACCATCTTATTCAGCCGTTCAAATGCGTCAATCCACAGGTAGAGTGTGGCGTGATAGTGCCAAAAGCAAAAGTGTTCAAAAAATTGTTTTCGTGGCAAAAACTGTTGAAGAAAGAGTTTGTGAAAGTGTAAATGAAAAATTAGAAAACATGGATTTGTTAAATGATGGAGATCTTAAATATGATGAAACAAGTAACAGTAACTAGTGGCGATTGGAAAAAAACGGTTAAAATCGACGCCAATTTATTTGATGATATATATGCAGAAGCATGCACACAAATTATTGAACAAATGGCAAAAGAAAAACAACTAAGATTGGCTGCGGTTATGATTTGTTGGAGCGGCAACAATTCAGAGAAAAAACTAATAACCTATAATAGTTACAAAATATTAATAAATGCCGGGTTACATAAACAAGCAGAATTTTTACGTAAAAATCTTTATAAACAAACAAATATAGATTGGGCAGTAGAGCCTATAAAAAGCAATTATGAATGAGTCAAATATTGATGTGACAGCGTTGTTGTTCCGTTTGCAAGAAATGGAAAACAAAATCAAAGAAATGGAACAATTAAAACGCGATGTCAAAGATATAAAAGAACTTACAACTGTTGGTTCTGATATTGCATCAGAAATTCAAAAAGAAATTGTTGCTGAAGTCGATGCGTTAAAACAACAAGACATAAAGATTCCATTTTTAGAAAAACAAGCTGAAGATATTATATTTCAACCACGTAAATTAATTGGAAAAGCAGCAAAACCGTTACTAGAATCAGAAATCCTAGAAGTTCAAAAACATACAAATAGTGCTAGACAAGCGGCAAAAAGATTAGGTGTTAGTTATCCTACATATAAAAAATATTGCAAGATGTATAACATCTTTAAAGTTCGTGATCAGACGCAAAAACGACCAGACGTTGCTCCTGTAAATCCTTATAAAGGAAAATATCCGATCAACAAAATTCTTAATAATCAATTTCCAAACTTTCCGATTCATCGATTAAAAGATAAATTGGTGCGAGCAGGTATTAAAAAAAGCGAATGTGAACAATGTGGTTTTAGCGAACGCCGTATTACAGATGGAAAAATACCATTATTATTAAACTTTGAAGACGGTGATCGTCACAATCATAAATTAGAAAATTTAAAAGTACTATGTTATAATTGTACGTTTGTATCTGGTAGAGGATATATAAAACGAGGAACTGTTCATTTCAATATGGACCCCGATATTTTGCAAGGTGCAAAATTTCCAATTAAAGCACGGTTTTAAATTTTTTATATAGATATTTATAATTATGAGTACTGGATTTAATCATTTGATCGCCAAGCATGGAATTTTAACATCATTTAGTATTGCTCGCAAAGTGTCTAAAAAAGACATCAAACAAATAAGCGACAAAATTAAAAAGAAATGTAAAACCAAAGAAGAATTCAATGAATTGTTGCAGAAAGAAGTGTTAAAAACTACTAAGTATTCAATGAATCAGGATTTGATTCCGGGTTTAATATTACCGGAAAAAGATATTAAGCAGTCGGCGAGAAAAGAATTGGCAGATGAAAAGAAATTGATGAAATTAAATTATATTGCCAATATAATTGCAAAAAAATTGATGGATCACAAATTGTCAAAAGATGAAATTTGTTATATTATTTTGACAATGTTAAGCTCGCTCGGATTAAATGATCAAGATTTTAAAAATTTTAACAACAAATATGGAACGATTGACGAAAACATTGAAGAAGATGATGATGATTCTGATGATTCGTTTTAATAAAAGTATAAGCGAATACTATCAAATTGATCCACAATTGCAATTCCTTTATATTGCCATTTTTCTTTTTTAGCAGTTTGCATCAGTTTTTTAAAACTCTCTTCTTTTTTATCCAATATTATTACCATACCAACAACATCGCTGCCGTTAATAATCGAAGACTCGTCCACTTTATTGTTATTTAATGAATCAATTAATAATTTAAATTTTTCATTTGTTTTATAAAAAGTTAATAATTTTTCAATTGATTTGGCAACTCCTTCAGTTGAGCTATTTTGTTTTATAATTAAACACGGTGAATATAACCCCGGAAACTCTTTTATAATTTGATTATAAAAAATCTTGTCGGTTAATAATTGAATTAAAATATCTTGATTCATACGACTTATACATATATACTAAACCTAACATCTGAATTTTTATATGATACCAGCAGTAATTATAAAAAATATGAATATATTAAATATTTCTGACGCAGCATCTCTTATCGACAACCGCAAAGTAGTTTTTATCACTGGAGTAACAGGCCAAGATGGTAGTCATATGGTCGATTATTTATTGAAAAATACCGATTATATGATTTTTGGAGGAGTACGTAGATTGAGCGTACCTAATCATGCCAATTTAAAAGATGTTGATTGGAGTAAAAATAGATTTGCATTGGTTAATTTTGATCTTAGTGACGCACATGCAATCAATGCTATTGTAAAAGAATTGAAGCCAGACTATTTTATTAATCTTGCCGCACAAACATTTGTTGGTAGCAGTTGGGATTTTCCTGCCCAAACATGGGAATGCAATACAACCGGTGTTATTCATATTTTAGAAGCTATTCGTCAACACAAACCTACATGTCGATTTTACAATGCAGGTTCATCAGAAGAATATGGTAATGTTGAATACGCACCCCAAGATGAAAAACATCCATCAAAACCACGTAGTCCATATGGAGCAAGCAAAGCTGCGGCACGTCAATTGGTAAAAGTATATCGTGAAAGCTACAAACTGTATGCAATACAAGGATTATTATTTAATCATGAAGGAACTCGTCGTGGCGAAGAATTTGTAACTCGTAAAATTACAAAAGGAGTGGCACGTATCAAAAAAGCATTGATAGAAGGCAACCCGTTTAATAGTATTGAATTGGGCAATGTATATGCAAAACGAGATTGGAGTGATGCTGAAGATTTTGTTGATGCAATTTGGAGAATGTTAAATCAAGAAAAATACAGAATTGATTTTGATAGTCATATGCAAATTCAAGAATATGTGGTTTCTAGCAACGAAACACATACAATCAAAGAATTTATTGAAATGGCATTTACAGCAGCAGGTATAAACGGCGGATGGCATGGAAATGGACTTGGTGAAGAATATAGCATTAGTGTGGCTGATGCTATGAAATATGATCCAATCAATAGTGTACTGGTAAAAATTAATCCAAAATTCTATCGACCCGCCGAAGTTGATCTTTTACTTGGTAATAGTAATTTGATAAGAAATGAATTGCAATGGCAACCAAAAACAACATTTCCACAATTGGTAGAAAAAATGGTGTTAAATGACCTAAAATTAATGGGATTATAATGAATACGTTAATAATTAAAGAAAAGTCGGCGTTATATAAATTATATTGGTATCTTAAACACAAAATTACTAATACAGGCCCACATGGTAAACATTGTGGATGCAATAAATGGGGAAGTTATGTTGGGTTAGGATGTGCAAATCCTATATATAAATTAACAGTGCATGGTTCGATTGGAGATAAAAAATATGAATGAATCTTATACATTATACAATTCAACTGTGATGGATCATTTTATGAATCCACGCAACATGGGTGATATCAAAAATGCAGATGCTATTGGCGAAGTTGGTGCCGCAGCATGTGGTGATATCATGAAAATTAGTCTTAAAATAGATGAAACTACTGGAAAAATCATCGACGCAAGATTTAAGACTTTTGGTTGTGGCAGTGCTATTGCTGCTAGTAGCATGGCCACAGAACTCATCAAAGGACGCACCATAAATGATGTGGAACAAAATTTTAATAATCAACAAATAGTAGATGCATTGGGTGGTTTGCCTCCGGTAAAAATACATTGTAGTGTATTGGCAAGCGAAGCATTAAATGCAGCACTTGAAGATTATAAAAAAAGAAAAGGTATAAAATAAGTTATGAATCGAAACAACTTCTTAAAAAGCTGTTTGGCATTGTGTGGATTGGGCGCACTAACCGCAGATGCAACAGAAACTAAAACAATTAAAGAACAAACACCAAATATTATTACAACTAATCAATTGCATGTTACAGACGGCAAAGATACATATACTATTGTTGTTAGACATGGAACATTAATGATTGAAAAATTAAAAACCGAAAAAGAAAAACAAAAAGAAAATTTGAATGTAGCAAATACATCTGGTTTATCAATTATTCCGAAGGTTGTTAAACCAGCGTCATTTGTGTTTATGTTATAAAAAGTTGACAACTACGGTGGTCTCTATATAATGCATGAGGTAGACATCGATCTACATAATAATTATTAGAAAAACATATATGAAAAAAGATTATACAAAAATTGTATTCGTGGTAGACAGAAGTGGAAGTATGGGTAGTATTGCCAATGATGTTATTGGTGGTTATAACAAGTTTATTTCTGACCAAAAGGCATTAAAGCATGGTACATGCGACGTAAGTTTTTATCAGTTTGATACACTTTATGAAGCTGTGTATGAAAATACTCCAATTGACTTTGTAAAGGATTTGGACAACAAGACATTTGTGCCAAGAGGCGGCACCGCTTTGTTGGATGCAGTTGGAACTACAATTAAAAATGTAGGAAATCACTTGGCAAAGTTGCAAGAATCAGAACGACCAGAAAAGGTATTGGTTGTTATTATTACAGATGGTGAAGAAAATAGTAGCCACACTTATACTTGGGATCAAGTAAAGAAGTCAGTTGAACATCAAAACAAGGTTTATAATTGGCAATTTACTTATATTGGAGCAAATCAAGATGCTTGGAGTGTAAGCGCAAATCTTGGTATTGCTGCCGATGCTAGTTTGACGTATGCTGCAAATAGCAAAGGTAGTGCGAATATGTTTGCATCGTTAAGTGCCAATACAACTGCTCTTCGTAGTTTTGCAAATACAACATTTGCTTACAATCAAAAGGATCTTGATGCACAAAAAGATGCTGGTGCAACTGTGACAAAAACAGTGACAACTGTCAAAACGGTTGTTACTCCTTAAAAAAGCAAATTAGTATAAAACTTATCAAGAAGGGAATTGAAAAATTTTTCAATTCCCTTTTTTGTTACTCGTTTTTTTCGGGTTTGATCTTTGTAAAATTGGATCATTTCCGTGGTTAGTTCCATTTCTTCTTCTTGAATTTTGATAGTGATTGCATTCATAAATAAAAAAAACTCTGAACGATAAATATTTCGTTCAGAGTTTAATGTTATGAATTTTCTTCACATTCCTACTTTTTTACCAAAAAATGTTCCCAATCTTTGTGTCGCGCTTCACGAATCAGATACATAACGTCAATAGGCTTTGGTTTTGTAGGCTGACGAATCAACTTCAAACCAATTTCACTATTTAGTTTGTTACCTTTTTTACTGTTAATATCTTTTCTGATAGTAACAAGATTATCCCATTCGTCGCTACCTCCACGACTACGAGGAATAACGTGATCAACATTCAACATTTCTTTTGGCAATTGCTGCCCGGTAACTTGACAAGTATTATTATCACGCTGGAAAATACTATCGTTACTTGGCTTGCCGTCAAATTCTTTACGAGGCATTTTGTCATAATTGACAGCAACAATAACAGTTGGTACACGATATTTCTTATTTGCGCCACTGATAGTCAGATCCCAATCACGAATAGGTAGAGTAATCCACTCGCTCCATGATACAGGACGCATATTGATAACATTAGCAAAATCAGGAGTTCCATCATCTTTAAGAGCATATTCGATGTCGATTGCTAATGCTGATGGTTCTGGTTTTGTTTCGCTACCAGTTAGGCTAATAATTGCATCTTTGACACTCTTGTAACCGATTGGCTTCCAAGCACTGTTCAACTGCAACGTAATTGGTTTGTTTGCTATTTCACTCATAACGTCTCCACGATATATAAAAACTACGTAGGAGTCAAGTTTTTTCGCTGATATTCTTCAAGCTGCTCATCCAAGCGACTTTTGGCCATATGCAAATCAACTTCATACCATTCATTTTTTACACTTTTTGCAAAGTGTTTCATGGTCTCCTTGATTTTCTTTTCGGCTTGCAAATATTCGGGATGAAACAAACTATATTCCAAAATGTAATTACGAAACGGACTAGCCGTTTGATAAGTATGCAATCGATTTTTGAGGTCTTTTGTAACTCCTACTTTGATCCAACCGGGAAAGTTTTCATTGCTTATTATGTATAAATACCCACTCATTCATATGATTTCATCAACAAGTCCTTTTTCAAGGCATTGTTCAGCATTTAAATATATATCATGATTGAGCAATTTGTCAAGTTCTTCTTCTGTAAATTTAGTATGACTCAAATAAATATCTTTTATAAATTTCATCAACAGTTCAAGATTATATATTTCATCTTTGAACTGAGCAAAGTTTCCCCACAACCCACCGCTCACCTGATGAATCAACATGAAGCTGTTTTTTCTGATAAAACGTTTATGAGCCACTACACTCAATAATGTTGCCGCGCTGGCGGCAACACCTTCAACATAACTATGCACAGGGACTCTGCTATTTTTAATTCTATCAACCGCACTAAATGCACTGAATACTTCACCACCATCACTACTAATATACAATTCAATTGGAGGTGCTTCTACTAAATTATAAGATAAAGTTACCATTAATAGATTTTTAGCTACACAATCTAAATTTCTATTTAAATCAAATATACTTTGTTTTGTGACATCATCATAAAAATAAACTTGATTACTATTTAAATTGAGAGATAAATCTTTACTTTCTTTACCCGCTATTCCAGTACCATCGCCCGATCCATCATCTGCAATTATTGTGAAACGTTGTTTTGCATTCATTCGTTTGATCATAGACTTTATCTCCTTTGGTTGATGTCTCTAATAAATATACACGATCTGAATGAAATCCATATTTAATGTCATCAATTAACGCTGCCCGAAAATCGTCATCACACATGCAGCGCATAAATATATAATTATTCCGAGTAACTGCTGTGGTATCACAAAAAATGCAATTTATGGTCATAGGATTAATAATATATTAAACAATAGTACCTTGTCAAAATAAAAATGGACTGTAACCGTAAAGTCACAGTCCATATATTTGTATATTTGTATATATACTACATATCACCCACCCATTTGACAGTTACAGCGTCATTTTCATGAATTGCATAGTAATTGCTATGGCCGTAATTATCCAATGCCAAGTTTCTGCTATATTCTTTAGATATTGGCGAGCCAAAATCTTTCCAATAGGGCTTTCGACTTGGAGTGTGACCGAAAATTTGATTAATACCTTTAATACCAACAAATTCATCACTATCACACCACATAATACCACCGTATACCTCGCCACCACCGCGACTCATACCTGCACGTAAAATAGGTGCAGCGGGTTTTCCTGCGTATGCATTTTCCATTGCTTCGGTACAAATTTCATCAATCCATACATTGAACGGTTTATCTGCCCCGTATTTTACATACAGAGCTTCATGCACACCTGCATGGCTGCAAAAATAATTTCCAACCCATGTGTGCGTTTTCAGCTTACGCCAATCAGATTCTTTTAATACAGAATTAATTGCATAATCTTTGCCAGTTTCATAACCACTGCATTTGTAGCTCCGACCCGGCATTGCATAACTAATATCATGATTTCCCATCAAATGGATTCTATTAGGTTGTTCAAGTGATGCAGCAAGCCAATTTGCAGTTTCAAGTGCAATTCGATAATCGTCACCAAAATCATCAAAATAATCGCCGAGAAACACAATCTGATCAGCAGATTCGTGTTTGATAATTTTGTCAGCTTTTTCGATGCAATTGTGTAGATCTGGAATAATCAATGTTTTCATATTAATATTTATTTTCACAATCACAATAAATCAAACCACAATGTTCACATTCTGGTTCTGTAACCGCTTTATCTGCGTTTGCTTTTCGTATTCTCTTTTGTCTGATTTTTTCTTGTTTTTTTAGTTCTTCGGATTCTTCTTTTAAAGAACGTTTAAAAGAACCTTTTGGAGCACCACAAACTTCATCGATTGTCTTTGGTCTTCTCCAATTGATATTGTCATAGTTTGATTTAAATTGCTTGCTGAAACAATTTCGAGGACTGTCGCCTTTACCATTCATAAATTTATATTTTGGTTGTAAACGGACACGGATTGTTCATTAACTCTTCTTCAGTTCCATACCCGTCCATGATATCAAAGTCGTCGGTATAACGCAACTGTAAATGCAAGTGTTCAAATGTATTTCCATTGGTTGGCCATGTTCCAATTTTTCCTACTGGATTACCCATTTTTATGTACTTTTGATCAGTTATTGTGTGAGGATCAAGATGAGCCAAAATTATAAATGGCCCATCTTTTTTACGTAGAATAATTCTACCTCCCCATCCTATTTTTGTATCTAAATCTTTAAATACATCAATTACATTTAAGTCGCATGGTGCAATAATTTCTGTTCCTTTTTTAACATTTATATCACATCCCAAATGATAATAATTTTGTGTATTATCTAAATAGGTGCCTTTCCAAATATCTTTTCTATTTTCTCCATAACCACCATAAGTTGCAATATTTAATTTTTTCAATTCACGATCCAAATATTGGGGATCTTTTACAGACGGAATAAAATTGCGTCTAGTCAAGTAGAATTGGTTTAAATTAATATTAACAAAACTGTGTGGTGGCCATCTAAAAAAAGAATTTGGTGTAAGATATTTCATTATACAAAATGTATTTCGTCGAATCCTTCTTGGGTGGAAGGTGGCTGATACTTTGCCAGCATTTTGTCAATAACAAATTCTGGAACATTTCTACCTCCCCCTGCCCCACGTTTTTGATTGCGTTCAATCAGTGTTTTTTTGTCACACACAAAAGCGTATGCAACAACTCTAGCATTAAACTGTTTTGCCGCATTGACATAATCTTTGCGATCTTTGGCGTTCATGCTAGTAGCGTCAACAATAACACTTTCGTTACGACGCAAACAATGGTCGAGACGCCGCTTCAATGTAGAAAACACAATTGGTGTTACACTTTGATCTTCTTCACCACTACCCAATTCGGCACGAAGAGCATCGCTACTCAAATACTTGAATGATGGATTTTCCTGCCACATTTTTTTTGCAAATGTAGTTTTGCCGCTTCCCGGCGCACCAATCATTACAATGATTTTAGGTTGTGTCTCCATAATTTATAATTCTCCAAATAACCAATTATATTTTTCTTACCAACAATACTCATACTATGCACTGTGTACGGTGGAATTTCAAGATCTTTTTCTCTACAATATTCCACCAGCCATTTTGCACAATCATACCCCGTCTTTTCAGTGATTGTACCATAATTAAAATTAGATGTATGATTTTGATTTGATGCAACTGATTGAACATAATGTTCATCGGCCAAATCATGATCAAAACTAATATTTTTAGGCAATCCTCTTTGTGTAATTGCGTCAACAAATTGTTTATAACTTCGCACAATCGTCCACTCAACATTTTCAGGCAATTTTACCCAAGTAACATTGTGCGGCATTCTTTCATCATCCAAAAATAAATTATAACTCATATGTCTCTCCAAATAAAATGTATATTTTGTTGTATCACATGGCTCTATTTTCTTTATTGTATAACCACTATTAAGATAGTCGTTAACAATATTTTCTATAGAGTTATCGGTAGAAACATCATGAATTTTTATCAGATATTCTACATTATTCATATTTTTATGCGTATTTTAATTCAAACGGTTCACTAACTACTTTGCCACTCAATCTGCCTCTTAATGTTTCGCTGTATGTTTCTGTTACAGTACGTATTACAATACCTTCGGCCAAATTGCCATTGGCGTAAACCAATTCATTTGCTTTTGTCTGTAATTGATCCAATGTATAATTGAAAGTGTTTCCAATTTCCAATACCTGAACCATTGGTATGTTTGTTATATTTGTAAAATTTAACAAATCAAAATGACCAAGATATACTTGATTGTCAATATCAAACAAATTAAATGCCGCAAAACTTACTTCACTAACACCCAATAGATTGTCTTGTATTCCGGGTCCATACACTTCGCCTTGCAATGCAATATTTTTATTTGGAAAATACTGCTTTATCTTGTTTTCCAAATCATATTTGATTGCAATCTTCCAAAATGCATTGTTTTGCTCGTACTTTAATTCTAAATTACGACTACAAACACCAAATACATTGTCTTTTACATAAAACGTGCCACTACTGCCATCCACTTTGACAGTGATAACATAAGGCTGATCAAATAATTCTTTAATGATGCCGGGATTACTTTTAATATTGTCTTCATCAGTTTTCTTGATATAAGAAGGACGATAACCTTTAACTTGTCCTGCAAGATTTGCTGGAACAGGTTTTTCATAATGTTTAGCTTTTACCAAATCAGCAACATCCGTACCTTCAATTGGATCGTCCAAGGGAACAATGTCATGTCCAAAGCTCTTCAATAAACTAATAGGAAAAGCAATGCCTTGACTCAATGCGCCACGTAACTTGATTGTCTTGATACGAAAATGCTTGCTTCGCAAAAATTCATATTGATGGCAATCTTCCAATACACTATCTACCGTAATATAAATACATAGATCATCTACTTTAAATTCATTTTTCTTTACACACACCTGCCAGCCATTAATTTTGGCAAGTTCCAACGCATCTGCATTTGGATGCTTGTTAACTTCTGCAATTCGTTCAATAGTTGCTACTTTCATAAAGAGTATACAATAATCTATATGAAGCAGCATGTCAATATAAAAAAAGCAGGTGATTGCTCACCTGCTTTTTTATAGATGTGTTGAAGTTATTGCTTCTTCAACTTATCAAGTGCATCACGAAGTTGTTCAAGTGCGGTCTTGGCAGTCTTTTGCAACTGTTCAGCAGTTGGTACTGGCTTGGTTTGCGGCGTACTGATTTGTTCAGAAAATGCACGTAGACGTTCGGCAGTTTCGTTCAACTTGCTCTTAATGTCTGCATTGGCACTTTCAATCAATCGCTTGATTTCAGCTTCCAAATCAGGCTTTGTTTCCTTTTCAGGCGCAGGAGTTGGAATACCGCCAACTAATTCACTTAGCTCTTCATCATTATCCGATTTTGCTTGCTGACAAATCGTGCAACCGCATTCATCAGATTCATCAAATTCATCAAATGATTCGTCGCCATCATCACCACAATCTTCTTCAAAGGTGTCGTCATCATCATTCCAATCTTCATTGGAATAACTATTATTATAGTTGTGATCTAGTGGAACTTCATATTCACCCACAACCTTATAGGTACAAGCACGTAGCTTTTGGCAATTACAATCATCTGGAACGCTAACAACATCAGCAGGATTGATTTCCACAATAACAACTCGACCTCCACGACCAAATTCGGTTGCATACGCTACGCTACCAGCATGCAAACCAGAGCTACAGCCGAGATTCTTGTCATCGCAAACACCATTACGTTCAACTTCGATTACTTCACCAATACCGTTGTAAATCTTGCCGTCTTTAACGGTTCCCTTGATTACGATAATACTTCCGGCAGTCTTGCTATAATAGTCAGACTGAACACCCTTATATGCCAAGAAATTACCATCTGGAGTAATGGGCATGTTCTTGTGTTCCAAGAACTTATAAAGTTCTTGAACGGCACGACGACTTGGATTCTTCATCAAATTATTGATGAAACGTAGAATAGGCTGCAATGGCAACTTATTCTTGGCGAAATCCAATACCTTTTCCACTACATAATTATCCAAAGGAACGTTTCGATAAAAGACCTGATTATCCTTTACAGTTACATTTCCTTCGGTGAAACTAACAATTGTGTTGGCTACACTCAATACATCATGCAGCTTCTTTTCATCATTGTTACGAATTGCGTCCAATACAGATTCCCATTGAGGTTGTCCGCTGGAAACGGTGTATACCTTATTATTAAGGACCACCGTAATACTATTATTTGTCAATGTATATGCGATCATATTTATTTATTATTTACTACACAGCTACTATATAGATTGTGGTAAAAAAGTCAAGTATTTTTTTGGGGAGGGCACCCCTCCCCTGTTTTTTATATGCTATCTACCATATTGATGTAATCGGCAATCTCACTTGCCATCGGATTTTTCAATTTGCCTTCTGGTTCTGAAAAATCAATATCGATATATTTAAGCATGCGATAGCTATTATACAAATCAGTCCACATATTTGTGTATTTGGTTTGCGTGTTTTTGGACTGTGTATTATATTGATTTTGATCAAACAAACCTATGTTTTGCATAGATCGAATGCCACGACCATCTTGCTTAAAGTCAATATCAGGATAAGATGCAAAAATCTTATTAAATGTTCCATTTGGATTTTTAATATTTGGAGCAATACTTTGCATCATACTCTTGCTAAGAATCAAATATTTTGTATTTGAATTACCGCGAGTAGAGTTAATACTGTTATTATAGGCCGTATGCTCAATATAATTTGCAATTGAATTATTTGCATTTGCAGATTTATTGATAATCGTTTCGATATTTGTCCAATTTTGACTATTGAACTTCTTTCCATCCTTAATTCGTGGACCCATCAAATATACCTTATCAAGTCCCATATTAAAGATATTGTTAAGATTCTTCAAATCTTCAAGGAAATAAACTAGATTGATCTTTCTGCCATTGATGTCTACAACACGATCTTCAGAATATACATATACTCCATTTACGGCATTCAAATCAATAGTTTCATATTGCGTAAAATTACCGGATCGATAAAACGTAGGAATATTTACATATCCAATCTTGGTCAATTCCTTTGGAACCTTTGATCGTACAACCTTTGGTTTGTTCTTTACATATTCATTTACGAGGTCGCTCATTAGTGTGAGCGGCACAGTTTCAAATTGTAGATCCTTAAACCATGTACTCTTGGCAATCTCTGTATTGAAATTCAGATAGTACAGAATCTTTACATCTTTATTGTTGTCCAAATAATATCGAATTGCACTTTTATTGATTGTCTTTTTATTTACAATATCATTGATTACAATCTTATATTTTGGATTGCATTGCAAATTATTCGCAGTGTATGCATTTTGCGAATGTTTCATAATTCCTTTTTGAGAAATTTGAAAATAACTAAATACTGGATTTACAACACGATGGTTCGTAACTTTTCCTAGATCAGCGTCATATACATGCAAACTTTCGAATTTATTGCTGGAAATAATAATATTGTTCCAAGTCAGTGACTTGTTAAAGGAATTTTCAAGTTGACGATATGCTTGATTGGTATATGAAGCACCGGATTCATCATAAATATGACCAAAAATCTTTCCGTAGATATACTTTGCCTCCCAAAGATTATTGGCAGTGGCAATCTTTTGCTGAATGCTATCACGCATCGATTTGATAATAAGATCAACCTTGGCACGAATAGATGCAATTGTCTTTTCAGTATATTGCAACGCTTCGCGGCTAGGTGCCATTTCAATCGAACCAATATCCATTCGCAATACAACTCGACTGGATTTTAGGAAGTTATAGAATGGAACAAATTTGGCATCGTTGTATCGTGAATTATAATCATATACCAAGTCCCAAGTCATAGGATAACTGATATTTCCCATGACAACAAACGCGGCGGCAGGATTATTATTGGTGGCAGTATACAATTCCCAACCAGCACCATTGAGCATTGGTTCGTCAATATGCTTGTATTGCTTGATTTCTTCAGAAGAAATACCAACAACGTCAGGATATACGTTCCAATATTTGAAGAAATTCAAAGACTTGAGCTTAAAATCAACCAAATCTTGATTCTTTACAGGAATAGTAATTTCCAGTCCAGAAGGCTCATTTGAATCTTCAGTGGTCAAATGAAGCAATGCGCCTACGCCGCTCTTGTCCAATACACAATTATAAGTGATCTTCTTGCCGTCCATATAAGATGTAACAAGAAAATTATCACCATACGCAAATCCACTCTTGCTACCAATTCCCAATTGGCCGATGAATTCGTTGCTGTTGCGTTTGGTACTTTCACCATAACTACAAAAGATATTCTTCATATCTTCGTAGGAAACACCCTTGCCATAGTCACGTACCTTCCATTCTGGAAACAGAGTGGTTGGCAATGTTACTTTAATCGGTACATCCTTTTTACCATTTTCAACGTTTGCGTCATATGCATTACAACTATATTCACGAATTGGTGCCAGCTTTTTATCACTATAAAGCTGATCACGCAAAATGCTCATTAGATGACGCATATTGTGACGTTGAACTGCAAATTCAACTGTCTCAAAATTACCGACAGTGGTTACAAATCTATTATTTTCTTCAACTTTCATGAATTTTTATACAATTATTTTGGATCGAGTTCGTATCTTACTCTATGTGCATCAGAAGTCAACTTGTTTTGTATAAAAAATAATGGGCATTACCATTATGATAATTTATTATATGATTCAATCATTTTTTGTTGTGCCTTCTCTCTCGCAACCGCATCAACAGTGTGAACATATATAGAAACGAGTTTAATTATATCAGATACTTTTTCAAGATAAAAAATCATACCTTGTTTTTCTAGTCCAATTTTATTAAGTTGATCCTTTATATCAAAACTATCATTGTGCTTATATTCTATTTGAGAAACAATATATTGTTGAATTTCTTCAGGAGTGCCTTTGATTAGCGTGTGTTTAGTTATCATAACAAAAATATATAACAAATAAAAAACTCACCAAATTATTATATTTGGTGAGTTTATATTTACTTCTTTAAAACTTGAAACATCAGTTTCTTATAATCATCTTTTTCAAGAGGTTTGTTATCCAAAATCTTGAATAGATAACCGCTTCGATTGGTTTCGCCATACGAATTCAAAATAGTCAATGCCTGTTCCTTACGTGAGGTAAGGTGACGAACTTTGCTATTTATGAAGCCGCGCATATGATCAATAATCTTATCGACTTCCTTGCGTCCATCACAAAGATTGCTAATTGTTCCACGAATTTGCTCTGCCAACTCAAAATCAAAAGTGGTGGATATATAATTATAGAAGCTATTATAATCCGGCATTTTTTGTTCTAACCATACGTCCATAACTTTCTCTGTTGAAGAAAGTTCAGATTTCATATGATGAAGTGCCAAATACCATGCACCCTTCACTTTATGAAGCATTTGACCGTCTTGGCTGTAAATAACTACACCTTCCTTACCTTTCCACTGTTCAACATTCTCTAATAGATCATTGACATCAGAAAAAGTATAGGTTGCCGGACGCTTTACATTGATTACTTTGGCGAATTCATCCAAAAAATCTTGCGACTCAAGTCTATAATTATCGTGATTAACAATCCCGACCAAATACCAATCTGGAGAATCACCGTATGAAAGTACGATTTTATTTATTGGCGACACCCATTCAAATAATAGACTAAAATCCCAAGTATCATCGTGACTATTCCATAACTTTTCATATTTAGAAAATATGGTCTTGAAAATTTCGAGTTCATGTCCATTGTCCATCGTAAATGCGTCAACAGTTCCACGGGTACGTAGAATAAGTTGACCCTTATACTTGCTGACAATAAGCAATGAACCATCCAATTTTTCAACAACAGTGCAATTCTTCAATGACTGTGGAACAGGAAAATGTTCGGGATTTTCACCAAAATTAGTGAATTTAGGAAATCCTGCGCTGATAAGCTCACCTTCATAGTTCCATACGGAAGAACGCAAATGCTTATTATCCTGCCGCCATTTAACTCCTATGTTTTTTGGCTGAATTAGCGTGACAACTTCTCCATTGATGAAATGGTCATGCGACATGAAATTTTCAGTGTCAATATTATTGAGGTCTATTTTCATTATGTTTTGTAATTTTATTACACCAAGATATGAATTCTTTCATATCTGTTTTATTTTTCATTATGTTGACGATTTTATGTACCCATTGAACATTACCTTCAACATATCCGATTGATGAATCAATTCTATCAAGAGATGCTGAACATCTTCGTCCTCTACTTCCTTCTCGTTCAGTAAACAAGATTTCTACACCAGATATTGCACATTTTTTATTTTGTTTTATATATAAATTCCACAAATACTCTATCGTTAATTTAAACTCACGGGATTTTCTATATTTTTGTGGTTTTTCACATGCTGCTTTTATGTGATTAAAAAAATCTAATGAAATGTCTTCATAGCCTTTGAAGAATGGAGAATCTTTTCCAGTTCTTTTATGCAAACATCCACATGATTTCGTAGTGCCCCGAACTAAATGATTCTCTTGTACTATTTTTACCTTTCCACAATCACATATACATTTCCATTTATTTTGTGGTCTTTTTGCTAATGATTTACTATGAAATTCTAAAACTAATAATTTACCAAACTTTTGATTTATTATATTTTTCATCCAATTGCTTCCTTTTAAATAAGTAGCAAGTGGAATCATCAAACATTAAACTAATTTTGATAGGTCAATCTTCATACAATCAAGATATCAGGTTTTTATAGAAAGTCAACGAGAAAGTTTGTCTTGGGGAATTACTTCATACATTGATTCGGCAACATCATATATTCGACATCCTAAAGTTCTGGCATTGCTCCGTATGGTTTCTTCTTGACCTTCAAAAAGAACAGGATCATGCAATGCAACATCAATATACGATGCACAATGCTGAATTTCTCGTAACCAATTATTAAATTTTATTTTATCGTTTTCGGATTCAAAATATATCTTCATATATTTTTATTTTACAGAAAGTCAATGGGTGGCTGGTTCTGATATGTAGCACCAATTTGATCGGTCTTTTTCGACAACAAAACAATATTCTTCATCTTGAGCAAACCAACCACCATTATGTTCTTTTACATATAAAACAACAGGTTCTTCCATTGTTTCATCTTTATACCAATAATATCCCCGTTTATTGGGAAGTTTCTTCGTCCATTTCATGGTTTTATAGAAAGTCAGCGATTTTTTTCTACCAACTCCCAGTAGTGATCATAATCCTTACTGTTTTCAAATACTGCTAAATCTTTCTGAAGACTTTCAATTCGTTCTTTATATGTGGCGATTCGCTCCAATTGTGCAGTTTCAAAAATACGAGGATATGTTACTTTCTCTGTAATGAAGTAATAATCTTCATCTAATTCTTTATATATGATAGTTACTTCATGATCTGTGTGAGAAAAATAATTCTCGCTTTCGGTATCAATATAGTGTTTGTGGATTGCTCCCGTGTGCCCAATTATGTAATAGTCAATCTTCATATATTTAGTATAATGTAGTTTTATAAAAAATCGAGCGATTGTTGTAATCCACTTTTATTCTCTAAAAGTATTATATGTCAAATTCTTGACCCTTTTTTACAAATCCTGCGAATCCATCTGCTTCCCATGATTCGATTGGCTTTGCATAATGGTACATCCAAATCTTGGCCCGTGTTGGTGCATCCAGCGTTTTCAAATCTTCATAATGAGCATGAACATGAGATTTAAATGGAAGAGTCTCTGTGTCATGGAAAATGATATCAGACATTTCATAAAACTTATGAAGTTGATACGGACTAAATTGTGTATCCGTGGTTATAAACGTTTTCTTCTTTGTTTCTGGATTTGTTATCAACAACCCATAACTGTATCTAAAAATATATCCAGCCATTACATGAATTGTCTGGACCGGCTGAAAATTATAGCCTTGCCACACAAAATTATCGTTTGGCTCAATTGGTTTGCAATCAAAAAAATCAGTGAGTGTGGTAATTTTACCTTCAACAGACTCCAATCCGCCTTTGAGAGAATTATCCCACAATTCTTGCATTAGATGTCGAATCGTGTAAAGTTTCGGTTTGATTACATTTCCTTGCTGGTCACGAACCGGAGAAAAATAACGCAAAAATGCATAATGCTCCAATCCACCAATATGATCGGAATGGAGATGACTCACCCAAATACTATCAATATCCGAATGTTGAATGTTCCATTCATCACGAAGAATAAATGGTGCAGTCACTCCACAATCAATTAGCATATTCTTTCCGTTATGGGAAAGAAGTATATTTGAATTGCCGATTGAAATTGGCGCAAACGCACCGCCGACGCCTATGAATTTAAGTTTCATACATTTATGATAGCATGTTACTTCACAAAGTCAACTCTTTTTATAGAAATAATTTTCTTAACTTTTCGATTTCGGAAGCAGGAACTTCGCTACGATGATAGCGTAAATAATGAGCGGCAAGTGAATTTGTAGTGTATTTTCCAATTTTCAAATCGTAATTTGTGCTACATTCACCACACGCACACTGATGAAATCCTTTGCATGGTGAACCATGTTTTGCTTTTTTCATGAGCATTTCCATTTTTGCTGTATATGCATCATTTACAGCAGGTTCTTTGATACGAGATTGTGGCTCAATCATGAGCAACATATTGTTGGATAAATCGTGCATACTTATACGGATGTTATTATATTATTCATTCCAAGAAATAACTAATTCTTCTATTCTCCATCTTCCTTCAGAACAGCAATGTGTTCGGGTATCATGTTTTACTTTATATCCCTGTTTTTCTAAAACTGGAATGATCCGATAATGTACAATGTGATCATATTTTAAAATTAATATATAATCTCCATTTTCAGCGGCTGCGCGAATTTTTTTATATATTTCATTAATTTCCGATTGATGTCGTTTATTATACACAACATCCGCAAGCATTTGTGCTTCTTTAGCATTCATATTAATGAATTTTACCGTTAGGATTGCATCGTCCACATGGATTGTAATATCCGTCATAAGTGACGTAATATTTATTTCCGTTGCAAATATTGCATTTTTTTGTTTTTTTATTATTTTTCATAATGATAGGTACATGTGTCTAATACCCCGGCCCGTTAAATCCATATCTGATTGTTTCATCATTATCATGATAATGATAATCTGATAGTGCATTTTTGTGATATTGATCATTAAGCCGGTCTCTCTCAATTTTCACAATGCGTAATTCTTCTTCAAGAACATTGATTCTATTTTTTAGTGTTTCAATTGACATGTAAGCTAAGTCTAATTCTTCATTCATAATATATTCCACGGTTTTGATGCTTCAACAAATGCAACAACTTTATTTAGGTCAAATTTGCTATCTGTTCGAAGATAAGTTTCTGCATCAATCCATGTATTATCTGTCAATTTTTCAATTTTAGACAATTGGGAAGCAACATTTTCTGGAGACAACCCGCCTGCATAACCATATAAAATACCATTTTTTGGAGTTTCAATCCATTTGTCAGGCAGAATACCTGCACCATGACTCAAATCATATAATCCAGCTATATTTTTATATCCCGCGTCAATGGAATCCGTGAACATATGTTCATTTACACCATCTAATTGAAATATAAAAGTAGTATTTGCATTTTCTTCAAAACATTTATATAAACTCATTCTTGAATAAGAATGTGGTTCTGCATGAGTATTAATTTGAATGCGCTTGTATTTAATATTGGCAATATGATCTGGTAAAACCCCATGGTCCAAAATATCTTTTACAGGCCGCGAACATAAATGCATTGATAGATTCAATAAATGACTTTGTTCGGCTAGTTTATTTAGCCATTCAATGCAAGGAAATCTACTAAAACTGGAGCGCGATACGGTAGGAGATTTAATTAAAATTGCAAATTCAATAAATGGATATTTTTGTTGCAATTTAACCATGTCTTGTATTGACGTTGAATCGTCGGCTCCAGTGACCGCAATTGTATTAATTATTTTTTTCATACTGTTATGGATTATTTTGTTTTTCCAAATGCCATTTTACTACATTTCTGTAAAATGCTTTTACATTATCCATAGCAAGTGGATACGGAGAACTTACTTTGCGTGGATCGCCGGGATTGCCCTTTTTATCCAAATTATCTTCGCGTCGAGCGCAACACCAATCGTATACTTCTTCTGCAAGTTTGTCTAATTCTTCGTTAGTGTGCATAAACTTATTTATTATACCGTGATTAATTTCCAATTCCAATTACGAATACATACAAGTTGATTGTCAATCTCAAAAGTAGAGGTAAACCGACCTCTTGTGATCAGTTTACCTTCAACGATTTGATTTATCTTCAATGAAATTGAATTTTTTTCGCAAACCGGTTCATTGTCTTTTACTATTTGAATTTTCATACACCCAATCTAACACGGACATTATAAAAAGTCAATAGGATTGTCAGTCAAATTTATATACAGGAATCGTATAAGTAGTGGCACTATCAAATGTAGTAACATCTAAATTGTTGGACACTTTAACATTTGATAATGCTGCATTAATTATGATCTGCTCAATATCTGCTTTCACACGCTGTGAAGAATAACAATTGGTTGATACCCAACCGTTTTTCAACAAATATTCCAGAATTTGGTCGGCGGCGTAATTACTATTATTCATAATTAATTTCCTTCGTTCTTACTATATTCGACATCAAAAATAAAACTCTTGAAGGTTTCCAAGTCTTCCTTGTCGTCTTCAGCAATCTTATTTTCATTTACATTTTTTATATATTCAGCAATTGAACTCGCCCAATATCCGGGAATAATTAAATTCTTTCCATCATATTTTAAATCATCATGTTGAATAACTGTTCTATGTGGCAAATCGCCTTTCATGTATAATATTTTTTCCATATATTTTTTTGTGTATGGGCAATTGCGACATCCAAAATGACAACAATAGCCTCTTTTTAATAAAAACTTACTGGTAAATACATATTTACCATTTTCAATTGTGTAGTCTATACCTTCTTGCACGCGATTTAATATCCTCTATCACGCGCATTTTCAGGAGCATATCTGCATATTGTCAATTCTACAGCACTATTATGCCAAATTTCATCGATAATTGCAGATACAATCTTCCAACTACCGCCTGCCAGACCGCAACCAATATTATATGGCACACTTGCAGTAGTTAGGTTTCTGGCTACAACATCTTTATGTATCGCATCCATTGCTCTGTAAAAACCTTCGTAATGTGTTTGCCGAATTTGATTACCAAAATTGTATTGTCCATACAAGTTGTATATAATCTTGCCGTCTTTACCAGTTGCACTAGTAAACGTACCTAACTTATTAGCATCGCCAACTGTTGTTGCATTGTCTGCCGCCACAGCTTCTGGATAGAAGCGACGTATTTGTGCTGCAACTCCACTTGCCATGCGGCAATGACAATTTGCTTGATGGATAATGCATTGAGCATTATGTTCAAAAATGTTTTTATCAATTATTTCAATCATGTTTTTACTATAGGTTAAAATTTAAATGCTTGCAACTTTTTTTAGAATCTTTTCTACGATAACAGAAACATTCTCAGGGCAGCTTTTTATAGATTCAAATTCAATATTGTGTTTGTTCAATACATCAATAATACGATTGTCAATTTTGATTGATTCTTCCAAATTTTGCAGACGCCCCCCGGCCTCAAATTTATCAGAATCTCGCATCAAAAAGAAATTATATGTATTGATCTTTTTATATTCAGTGACAACAAGTGACTGTAAATTGCTATCATTGTTACTGTCATAAACACAGCTAATTAAAAACGGACTATCTGTGACAATAAACTCTACTTGACCAAGCAATCGGTTGGTTATATGATGCTGTTTGCCAAATACATACACTTGATTGTTTAATACATTAATAGATTTTTCCCACACTTTGGTTTTAGCGTATTCAAATGCCAGTTCGGCAGTATGTCCTTGCCACTTTAATTTTGCAAATACATCAGCAGCCATGATGCTTTTTCCACAGCCGGGACCACCAAAAAAACTAATCATTAGAGTTGGTT